TTGCGCAAGGCGCCCTCCCGGCGCACCTCCAGACCGCCGGCGCGAAGGTCCTGCAGGCCTTCAGGGCGCCGGCCGCCACCACCGCGCCGCCCCGTCTGGTGAAGAAGTCCCAGGCGCAGCAATCGACCGAGTGACCGACCAGAGCACCTTTTCCACCCATGCCTCCCACTTCCACCCACGCCTTCCACCCGGTCGATCTGACCGGACCGGAATCATTAGGAAAAAAGCGGAACTTTCCACCCTGTTTTCCGGGTGGAAAACGGGCCGTCTGGCTCGACTACCAGACGGATTATGGCGTTTTTGTTAAGAATTTGGTGGCGCGCCCGGCCGGAATTGAACCGGCGGCCCCCCGCTTAGGAGGGGCGACATTGGCGCGATAACGACCTATTTCTCAGTAATTTGCTACCACTTCCACTTTCCACTTCCACGCTATACCGCCGGCGCCCGGTCACAGGGCCCGCCCTGCAACCGGGCCGTGAGGCCCTGTGCGGCTACGCGCGCGGCGTCGAGGTCGTGGTCGTGGGTGCAGCCGGCGCGGCGCCGGGCTTGTCGGCGGACCCGGGCTTATCTTGGTGCGAGGTCGACGGCTTATCCGGATGCGAGGTCGACGGCTTGTCCGGGTGCGACGGTTTCGAGGATTCAGACATCAGGCGCTCCTTTGCGGCGGCGCGGTCGGGCGCCGCGGGTCAGACGATCGGTCGCTCCTGCAGGATGCGCACCACGATCAGCACGAGGACAACGACCAGCAGCCCATGAATACGCGCGTCGCCGATCGGGAACACGAACGCGCCGAGCAGCCAGCCGACGAGCAGGATCACGATCAGCAGCTCGAGCAGGGTCATACCCACCTGTAGAAATTCTACCGCCCTGTAGAACGTTCGCTGCCGGTTTTCGGCGACGGACCGACGGCGCGCGCTACCCGCCGCCACGGCTGACCTGCCGCGATGCGACGTCCCAGCACGCCGTCGGCCCGTCAGCTCGAGGGCGGCGGGCGCCAGCGATCCGGCGCACAGGTGACGCCGCAGATCCCGTCGACGCAGTGTGGGTCGACGAGAATGCGCGCGGGCGCGCCGTCGCGGCAGTCCATCGTCCGCACCAGGGCGCGCACGTAGTCGAGGCCGGCGTCGACGTGATGCAGGTTCGCGCAGCTGGCGGCGAGCGTGGCGAGACCGATCACAACGCCGGTGCACCGGCCCACGTGCGTCACTGGCTCAGGATGGTATCGACTGGCCTGAGGTCGAGCAAACCTGCCGTACACACCACGGGCCCGGCCGCCGGCGTCTCGGACGTCGGCGGCACGGGCCCGGCGCGCATGGTGGTCGTGTCAGTCGGGTCGGCGCGTCGCGCGCCAGACGGCGCGGCACCCCCGCAGGAGGGCGCGCCACACCCGCCCCGGCAGGGCGAAGCCCCAGGCGGTCGTCTCGGCGTCGCAGGCTTCGCAGACCAGGCCGCGGATGGCGTCGAGGTGCAGCGGCGTGCCGTGGCGCCAGCAGACGGGATCGTCCTCGGGCCGCGTCATCGCGCCACCGCGATCGGCGCGACGCGATGCGCCACGGCATGGCACGGTCGACAGAGCCACTCCACATCGAGCGCCCGGTGATAGTCAGCGTGGTGTCCGTCGATTCGTCCACCTGCACCGCAGCGCGAACAGTGGCGTGGCTTCGTGATGCGGCCATCGTGCACGGCCTGCCGGAGCGTACCGTTTGCGCGGCGGCGCTCGGCCGGCGTGCCGTGTCGATGCGGATTCCAGGCGCGCCGCTTCGCATCAAGGACTTGCGCCCGATGGTGCGCGACATGGCAGGGCCGGCAGAGGCGCTCGAGATTCGTCGGCGTGTTGTTGCGCGGGTTCTCGTCCCTGTGATGCGTCACCTGCGCGGCGGCGTCGCACCGCTGGCAGTCGCGCACGTCGGCGGTGAGTTGTCGCGCACGGTAGTACATCGCCATTCGGCCCGCCGCCTCGCCTTTCGAGGCGTGTTTGTTCCCCGGCCGCCGCGGTGGTGGCACTGCGCGGGATCGGCACGCGACCGAACAGAAGCGCCGTCCCTTCCGCAGTAAGTGCGGTTTCGTGCGGAAGGTCTGCCCGCAGCACGCGCACGCGAGGGACGTCCAGAGCGCCGGGCGTCCCATTAGCGCGCCCCTGCGACCTTCTCGACGCGCACGATCCGTCGGAGCGGTTCGGCCTTCGCGACACGCGGCTTGCGCGCCTTGAACGCTTGGCCGTTCGCGTAGGTCCACTCCCACAATCGGCGCGTCGCCAGGAACACCTGCAGAAGTGCGGCGCAGTCCGGCACGTCGACAACCTCGAGGCCTGGATCGTCGGCCACTTTCGGCAACCGGACAATCAACGCTCGCGCCGGTTCGCGGTAGCCCATGTCCGCGAGCGCCGCGATGTACGCCGCCGCCTGCAAATGGGCTTCTTGGTAGACTGCGCGGGAGCACTTGAAGTCGATCATCGTCAACACGCCGTTGACGCGCGCGAGCAGATCCAGTGTGCCCGCGTAGCGGTGCGCCTTCGAGTAGACGATCCGTTCGATGAGGATCGGCTTGAGCGACACCGACACCGCCCACGCCTTGAACGCCTGGACGGCGATCATCGCCGGCGCGCTGATGACCGGCTTCGGGCCGGCCTCGGCGCCGAGCGCCGTGCGCAGCAGCCACTCGATCGCCTGGTGCGCCTCGGTCCCGATGTCGCCGGCCTTGGCGAGCGTGCGCTGGTGGGCCTTGACGGTGCCCAGCCGGGCCGCCAGCGCGGCCGCGAACCACGAGGCCGGATACGGCTGCCCCCCCGCGCTGAGTTCGCCGTAGAGCGCCGTAGCCGCCTCGCTGACGGCCTCGCGTTCCTGCTTAGCCGCCCAAGGAATAAGGGCCGGCTTATTTACTGCGCCGAGGATGTGCGTCACCGACGGGTAGAGCTCGCCGTCAACCTCGTAGAACCGGCCATCGGGGCCGTTGACCTGTCGGACCTGGGCGGCCATTAGTAAGCCCTCCCGTCCGCCAGGTCGATCTCGAGCTCGTCGGTGAGGATCGCCGGGGCCGTCGGCATCGGCCGACGCGCGGGCGCCGCCGCCGCGGCCGGCGCCTTGATCCGGATGACGTCGTGCCGCTGCTGGCCGAAGGTGTCGATGGTCGCGTAGAGCGTGATCGCGACACCCTTCCAGTCCTCGGTGATCGCGCTGCCGGCGATCGCGAGGATGGCGCGCGCGTTGGTCTTGTTGAGCAGCAGACCCTTGCCCTTGCCGGTGAAGTAGACGATCGGTTTGGTCTCGACGGTGCCGGTGCGGCCGGCGCGGACCTGTTGAAACTCGACCCGGTCGATCGTCACGGTCGGGCTCGCGCCCTTGAGGTCGTAGGCTTTGAGGAACGTCGACGGGAAGGCGTCGTTGATGTTCATCGGCGCCCCGCCTCTCGCGCGTCGCGCGGGTCGCCGTATTCGACGCCATCATCGTCGCCCCGCTCGCGGGGATCGTGCGGGTCATACGTGATGGTCGTGTCCATCACCTCGATGTTGACGATGTCGCCGTCCAGCTTCCATCCCCGCAGGATGCTCCGCTCGAGGCGGCTCTTCTCGGGCTGGGTGACGTAATCGCGCGGGTCGTCGCCGTCTTCTACCGGCACCTCGATCCAGACGGAGAGTTCATAGCGAACTGTGGCGCTCATCGACGCACCGCCGCAGCATAGTTGCGCGTCAGGGCGACCGCAAAGGCGAAGAGGTCCGGCGCGCCGGCGTTGAGGACGGGGTCGAGCTCCGCGCGCGCCTCGTCGGCGTCGAGCGCAAGCGCCTCGTCCGCCCACGCCTGCTCCTCGGCGGCCTGGCGCGCGGCGCAAGTCGCGCAGGTCGGCGCGGGGCTGTGGGTGTCGGCCGCGGTCATCGCGTGGCCGCAGTAGGCGAAGGTGTCCGAATCGGTCCAGGGGAAATAGTGCGTTACAGTGGGCTGCAGCATGGTCGGCGCCTCCTTGGGGCGCTGGTTGTGTTAGGCGCCGGTCGGTGCTTGTAACACCGGGCGGCGCCGTCTCTCTGACTTCATTAGACTACAGCATTGCTGTAGGCGTGTCAAGCCCGCCTTCTACAGATGCCTTCCTCGCACTGGTTGACGTGTCATACAGCAATGTAGTACGGTGTCTGCCATGACGATTGCCGACGAGGTGCGGACGCTCCGCACACTACTGCAGGAGGACCGGGCCACGTTTGGCGCGCGCTGGCGCCGCACCGGTCGGACGGTCGAAACGTGGGAGCAAGGCTTACGGCGGCCAGATCAGCTCGTGCTCGATGGCATCCGGGCACTCGCCGCTCGCAAAAAGACCGCGAAGGCGAACAGGAGGTCGCGTACATGATTCAACAACTGACCAACGCGTCGGCGATGCGCACAATCATGACCATCGCCGCCCTCGGGGGCGTCGCCTGGCTCGGGGACCTCGTCACCGGGCAGACGACATCCGCGTCCAGCGTTTATGCCATCGCCGCACTGGTCGTCGTCTCCGTGGTGGTCGACCACTTGCACGCCATTCGCGCCCAACTCACCGCGATCGCGCAGCGTTAAATTGTATTGACATTGCTTCCATGATGTAGATACAATATACCTACGTTGGCTGACCGCTTCGACCCCGCGAAAGATGCCGAGAACCTCAAGCGCCACGGCATCAGCTTGGCCCGGTTCGAGGCGATCACGCTGGAACGGGTGCGCTACTCGCCGCGGGATGGCGACGACCGCTGGATCGGGTTCGGCCCGCTCGACGGCAAACTACACGCGCTCGTGTTTACCCTCCGCGACGGCGCCCGGCGCCCGATCAGCCTGCGGCGCGCGAGCCGACGTGAACGAAAGGAGCATGCTCGCCATGCGTGAACCGGACCTGACCGATCCCGAAAATCCTGAGTGGACGCGCGCCGACTTCGAGGCGTCGGTCCGCGTGGCCGATTACCCGAGCCTCGCGGCGGCGATGGAGGCCGCGCAGGCCCAGTACCAGGCGGCGCGCCGCGGGCGTGGCCCGCAGAAGGCGCCGCGCAAGCAGATGGTGAGTCTGCGCCTCGATGCAGCCGTGCTCGCCCGCTTCCGCGCGACCGGCAAAGGGTGGCAGTCGCGCATCAACAGCACCCTCGCGGCGCACGCACCGCGCGCCCGCCGCCCGACGCGCGCGACGCCGGCGAAACCGCGGCGGGCGTCCCGCTGAGTATGTCAGGGCAGGAAGGTGGATCAAGATGCGCCTCGCCGATCTCTTGGGCCCAGCGCCGCCGACGCGCTAGCTCAGAACGCGCCGACGCCCCAGATCTGCCGCGCGAACGTGCGGAAGTCCTTCGGCGTGGCGAGCGCGGCCGTGCCGGTCCAGATCGTGCCGAGCTCGGTCAGATCGGCGAACGCGGTCTTGAGCACCGCGACCTCGTTGGTGGTGTAGCCGAGGGCGACGAGATCGGCCTCGAGGGCGCCGACCAGATAGGTTTGCATCGTCGCGACGTCCTCGAACGCGCGCTGGAACGCGCGCGCGGTGTCGCCGGCGCGCGTGTCGATTTCGGACTTCGTGACGGGCAGGCCGACACTCATGGCTGGCTCCTTCGGTCCCGGGGTTAGGTGACGATGAGGGCGAGGGTAAATTCCAGGCGGACGGTGCCCGCCGCAAAATTCGACACCGTACTGCGATACACGCTCACGAGGGTCGCCGCGGACGCGACCGCTTCCGTGATCCCGTTTTCATACACGCCCGCCACCGCGAGGAACGCGTTCCCGGTCGTCGTGCGGGCGACGGTGAAGCCGGCGGGCAGGGTCACGTTGAGCGTCAAGGCCGTCCCGGTGAGCGTCGAGGTGCCGATTTGCAGCGCCAGCGTCAGCGTTTTGCCGCGCAACAGGTACACGAAGGAGTTGACTTGACCCGCCGTCACGGTCCACGTCCCGCCGGCGGCGGCCGCGAACAGCGCCGCGTTGAACGGAATATCGATCCACGCGCCCTGTTCGTGATCCTGCAGGCGCCAGAGGGTCGCCGCCGCGTCGTACAGATAGCGGGCGCTGCCATTGGCCGCCAGGGAGGTCGGGCCCGAGGCGAGATTGGAAAAGCGGTTCGCCAGGCTGGACCCGCTGTTGAAATTCAGGAGATCCACTTGCGCCGCGGAGAGATTGACGATCGTCAGGTCCTGGCCCGGGGTCCCCGCGGCGATCCCGGTCAGCGTCAACGGCGCCCCGCCCCCGCAGTAGAGCACCGAACAGCCGGCGGGGATCGGCAGATTGTGCTGGGTGCCCGTCAGGGTGGTCGTAAACGTAATGCCCACCGGTTGCACGCCGCCCACGGCCGCGCCGATGATCAGGGTGGTCACATCTTGCGCGACCCCGACCGCCCGCAGGAAGGTCTGCGCCACCGAGCCGCTGAGCGCGCCCGGCACGCTGTGCACGTAATAGGTCGCGCCCGGCGTGAAGCCCGCGCCCGGGATGCTCAGCGCCCCCTCGATGCGAATCGCGCCCTGGGAGCCGGCGGCAATCGTGGCCATCGCCACGCCGATCTGGCGCGGCTGCGTGGACTGGGCGGCCACGGTCGAATCGGTGAGGTACCAGAAGCCGGCGGTGCGGCCGCCGGTCCCGTCCGACAGATAACAGACGGTATTGGCCGCGAGGGTCTGCCCCGCCGTGCCGACGACGTCGACCGAGAGCGAGGAACTGGGGACGGCGGCGACGTTGTCCTGCGTCCAGATCGTCGCGCCGTGCGCATCTTGCAGCACGAACTTATAGCTGCTGCCCGGGGTGAGATAGACGCCGAGCTCGCTCCCTCCAGAGGCGGGTCGGCCCGCGCTGTTGAGGAGGATCGGGTTCGCATGCGCGACCGTCAGCCCGACATCGCTATACGTGGCGACGGGCGTGGAGGTGCCGGCGATAAACGTGAACAGCTGGCCGCCCGCCACGGGATCGACGTTGGCGTCGAACCCGGTAAACCGCGGCAGCGGCATAATCGTGCCGACGGCCATCTAGAGGACTCCCATGGGTGAGATATTCGCGCTCGGTGCGCTGGTCGGGATCACGACGACGCTCATCGGCCGCCGCCTTTCGGAAACTTGGTCTCGGCGACGGTCGGCGTCGGCGTCCCGAAGCGCTGCTGAAAGTCGCGCGCCGCTTGTAGCGCCTCCATGGCTTGCGGATCCGTCTGCCCCAGCTGGCGCAGCCGCAGATATTCCTTCGATTCCGGCGCCGTCAGTTTCAGCCGCGCCGGCGCCGGGGTCTGCGCGGCGGCGCCCGCGTCGGCCTCGGCCGCGGCTTGCACCCGCGCCTGATACGCCGCGCGCCGTGCCGCCAGCGCCGCCTCATTCAGCGCCCGCTGATCCGGCAGTGTGTTTGTCACCGGCGGCGCCGGACCTGCTGATCCCGGCGGCGATGGTGGAGCAGCTGCTGGATCACCTGTCGCGCCTAGAGGCGCTGGAGCGTCGGGAGTCGATGCGCCTGGTCGAACGGGCGCCACGTCGGGCGGCAGCACGTCGATCACGCCTCTGACGCGGCCGAGCGGCGGCTTCGCGGCCGCAGGCGCCGGCGTGCCCTGGCCCGAGAACACGCGTTGGCCGATCTGCTCCTGCGTGAGCGCGCCCGGCTGCACTGGCACGGAACGGTCGAGGTGCGGCGCCGCCGGATCAACGGGGCCAGGCATCTCGCCGGGCACGGCGCCCTTGCCCCCGCGCGTGTAGCCCGAGATTACCATCGCGACCGGCGTGGCGATCGCGTTCGGGATGCCGATCGCCGTCAGCGTGTGGCGCGCGACTTCATACTTGATGACCGGCGAGGCTTGCGCGGCCGCCGCTTGCACCGCCCCCACCATGCCCGAGTTCATCGCCGCGCGCGTAATGGCGCGCCCGGCCTGCCCGACCATCAGCACGTCTTCCGGCGCGATGCCGCCGCCCTCGGTGCCGCCGATGATGTTGGAATCCACGCGCTGTGAGGCGGCGTCCCTGCCGCGGTTTGCCTGCTGTTGGAAGTCGAAAAAACCCTGTTGCTCGTCGGGCGTCATCTTCTTCGCCAGCGTGGCCGCCTGCGCGCGTGCGCCCGCATCGGGCGATACGAACATGCCCAAGAGGGATTGATAATCGTCAGCGCCGAGGCCGGTTTGCGGCTGCGGATCCATGTTACTTACGCTCCGACAGGCGCTGAAGTCCAGGCGTCAACGACGGCGCGACGCTGCTGCTCGACGGCGCGGCGCCCGGCGTCGGCGTCACCGCACTGCGGTCGCGCACGAGGATCGAGCGCTCGGCGTTCTCGAGCATCGTGTTGATATTTTTCAACTTCTGCTGCGCCGCCCCGACGGTATCGGTGAGGCGCGGAATATCGTTCTCAATCGCCTGCGCGATTTCCGCCTCGTTGATGCGCAGCCCCTTGCTGCCGGCGGTGGCGCGCAACGTCTGGATCGCGGCGGTGCGCCACGAGTTAAACGCGGCCACCTGATCGTTGCTCTGAAAGAGTCGTTGGAGCGGCACCGCGACGGCGGCCGTGCCCCGGGCGCCGGTGCCGGTCGGGAGCAGATCTTTGATCTGATCGTTGATGGCGGTCTGGTTCGCGCGCGCGTTGTCGATCTCCTGCAGCGCGTTCGCCTGTTCCTTCGAGACCGGGACGGCGCCAGCTGCGTTGGCGGCGTCGCGCGCCTTGTTCCGAGCCTCGCCCGTGTAGGTGCTCAGGTCGACATAGCTGCGGCCGGCAGTCGTAGTCTGGACATCCGGCGTGATGTCAACGGGTTCGTTCTTGGCCTTGAGCACGTCGAGGCGGGCGCGCGCTTCGTCGGCGCGCAGCCCCCCGAGCTCGTGCGCCATCGCGGCCGCCGCCGGGTCACGGCGCGCCTCGGCGGTGGTCTGTAAGGTCTGTTTGATCTGGCCCGCCTTCGCCGTGTCCCCGTTCGCGATGGCCTCCAGGAGCTGCTCCTCGATCGGGCGCGGCGGCGGCGCCGGCTTGAGCAGCGCGATCGCCTTCGTCGGATCGCCCCCCGCGGCGGCCAGCGCGATCCCGGCTTCGTTCGGTGGCTTCGGATTTTCAGCGAGCACCTGCCCCGGCATGACCCCGCTGAGCAGCTTGTCGCCCTCGCCCAGTTTGATCGGCGCGACCGTCGACCGCGCGGCGATCGACTGCAGCTGACCCGGCACCGCCTCGGGGTGCTCGACCATCGGCACCAGAAACTGATTCGCCTGATCCTGAGTGATCAGCCCGCCTTTGAGGGCGGCGGCGAGGCCGAGCTGCGCGTGCCCCACAAAATTGCCGTCCTTCGATCCGAGCGTGTAGGCCGTGCCCGCGATGCGGGCGAGCGCGTTGGTCTGCTTCTCTTGCCAGGCCAGTTTTGCGGTGCGCGCGTCGGTGATGTCCTGGTTGATCGGATGCACCACGCTGGCGAGCAGTTCCCGATCGACCGGCGGCGCCGGTCCCGCCGCGCCGCCGGGGAGCGTGGTCATCTGCCCGGCCAGCCCGTCGAGATTGAGCGTCCCGTCCTCGTTGAAATTCGCCGGGTTGTTGGCGAGCTCCCCCACGCGCGTGCGGTATTGATCGAGCAACGAGGCGCGCTGGTCCGCGCGCTGTGCCTGCCCGAGCTGCAGCGAGCCCGCTTGCAACTGCTGCTGGCGGATCGCCTGGTTTTGTTCAGAGGCCTTCAGGGCCTGGATCTGTCCCGGCAGCGCACCGATCGCCTGCCCGACGCCTTGAATCGCACCGGACCACGCATTGCCACTCTGCAGCGCCGCGTTGGCCGCGGCGTTCCCGGTCGCATACGCGCGCTGCGCCTCGATGGCGCCCTGCTGCGCGAGCCGGTCCGCGATCGACGCGGTCAGGGGCGAGCTGTAGGGCGTGAATTGAAACGCCATCAGACCAACCCGAGCAGTTTGAACTTATTCGCCCACTGGTCCTGCTGCTGCTGATAGCCGAACAGCGTCCCGCTCCAGTCGTACTGGCGGTTCTGGTCGATGTTGTGCTGCGTGTAGTACTGCCCCTGGTCGAAGTTGTGCGCGGCGGCGTTGTAGGCGTCCTGCGCGCTTTGATAGTCGTACTTGTAGGGGTCGGTGTATTGCGTCTGATAGTTGGTCTGATACGGGTCGACGTACTGCGTCTGGTAGTTGGTGTTGTATTGCTGCACGGCGCCCGCGCGGTTGGTGGCGTAGTCGGCCTGCCGGTTCTGCTCGTTGGTGGTGTAGTTCTGAAACGCGTTGCCGCGGTTGGTCGCGTAGTCCTGCTGTTTGCGGGTGTAGAGGTTCTGATAGCCCTGCTGCGCGATGTCATTCGCGTTCAGCAGCAGGTCGTTGATGGTGCCACCGGTGTTGAGGATGCCTTTCGCGGCCGCCGACTTGCTGATCGCATCCTGCTGCGTCTTGAGCGTGTACTGGTAGGTCGGGTCGTTCTGGAGATCATTGGGATCGGGCGCGGCGAAATCGGCGTAGGAGAACGGCTGCGCGCCCGTGAAGTCCGCATACGAGAAGGCCGGCGGCGGCACATAGGCGGGCGGCGGCGTGTAGGCCGGCGGCGTGAACACGGGCGCGCCGGGGTTGTCCCCTGGGGGCGGCCCGACCTGGGGCGGCGCGGCCGGGGTCGGCGGGGGCGTGTACGACGGGGGCGGCGCGACCGTCCCGCCGCCGCCGCCCTGTGCGGGCGTCACGGGTGTGGCCGGCGCCGGCGCGTCCGGCTGGAACATCGCCAGGCCGGCGTCCCAGTGGTAGCCCGGGGGCGCGCTGCTCGGCGCGCTCGCATCGGGCGCCCACGGGGTACCCCCGCCGACCTGGGAGCCGTCAGGGTTGGTCGGAATGGTGGGCGCGGCCGATTGGCCCTGCTGGTTATGTTGGATCGCCTCCGCGCTGTTGGAGACGTTCGTGGTGTTGTAGTCGGTCTTGTTCGCCCAGAACTGATCGTATTCGCTCTGACTGAGCGGCCGCCCGAGATAGGTCTGATAGTCGTTGTTGACCTGATTGAACGACGGCGCCCCGGGCGCGCTCATGATTGGCCCCCCAGCCGGAACGCGGTCGGCCGCACCAACGCGGGCGCTTGCGGCGCCCCGCTCGGCAGATACGCGTTGATGCCCATCGGCAGCCCGCCGCCGCCGGCGGCCGCGCCGCCGCCTTCCCGGTTGGGGTTGTTGACAAACGCGGTCGGCCCGGTGGACGCCTTCACCCAGTAGTCCGTGTTGGCGCCGGTGAGGCCGCCCGTGTCGATGATGCGGCCGGCCCAGTAGCCCGGATCCTTGGTGAGCGAGGGATCGGCGCCAGGCAGGGCCGCGAGCGAGCTCACCCACGCGGTAATCGCCGCGCGGTCCGTCGGCGCGCCCGTGTAGGCGGGGGGCGCCGTCGCCCCACTGAGGACCGGCCCGCCGCCGGGCGCGGTCAGACTGGGGGCCGCGGCCCCCGGCGCGGGGCTCGCGCCCGGACCGGTCGCGGGCGGCGCGACACTCGGGGCGCCGCTGCCGCCCAGCGCGGCGTCGTAACTGGGCGCATCGGGCAGGTCGACGCCCAGTTGCCCGCCGAGCCCCTTCACCGCGTTGTAGTGCGTCAGGTACTGCGCGTAGTTGGCGCGCTGGCTCGCTTCGTACTTCGCCTGGTCGGCCGCGGCCTGCTGCTTCTGGAAGTCGAGCGCGGCGGCGTTGGACTTGCTCTGCGCATCGGCGGCGTAGTTGGCGGCGGAGGTCTGATCCTTGGCCGCTTCTTTCGCGGCACCCGAGGACCGATTCGCGGCATAGATGCTCGAGCCGGCGGTCCCGGCCGCCACGGCGAGCCCGATCGCGGTGGATGTGGCGACGCTCATCGTTCGTCCTCCAAGGTGCCCGTGCCGAACACGACCTGGATCAGGCGCGCATCCGTGCCAGCGGTCCCGTAGTTGTCGACGATCGCGCGTGAATGAAAGAGCGGCGCCGGAAACAGCACCAGCCGATTGGGCGCGGCGTCGACCGTGTGCCACGGCTCCCACCGATCGCCGTCGCGCCAGGTCGGCCACTCCGCCAGAAAGTCGGCCTCGGTGGTCGCGGTGCTGGCGGTCGCACCGGTGTCGCGGTCGCGCCAGAACGTCGTCCCGTCGTCGGGCGGCGGATCGACCGTCAGGTAGAAAATCCCGGTCCAGTCGCCCATGTCGCGATCGGTGTGGATCAAGTTCGGCTCGACCTGCCCCGCCGGACTCTGCCGATAGAAGCTCACCGTCGGCACCGCGTGCGGATGGTGCGCACGGATCCAGTCGGGCAGCGTCGGGTCCGCGCAGGGCGCGATCCCGTGAAAGAGCGCCGCACCGACCGGGACGCTGCGAAACGGCAACGCGCGCACGGCGGCGGTGTAGGCGTGCCAGTCCGCGATCACCTCGTCATGCACACGCAGACAGCCGGCGCCCAGGTGCGAGGACGCGGCCGCCCGCGACCCGGTCGGCGGCGCGTGCGCGGCCGCGCGCTGCGCGAGGTCGGCGAGCCCGGCGGCGAAGTCCGTCAGCATGCGGTCAGCTCCCGCTGATAGGTGCGCTCGACCGGCACGTAGCCGAGCCGCGCGTACAGGGTTTCCACCTCGGGCGTCGGCGCAATCAGCTCGAGCCGCGCCGCGCCGTGCGCGCGCGCCCACCGTTCGGCATCGCGCAACAAGCGCAGCCCGAGCCCGCGATACGGCGGATCGATCCAGAAGGCGACCTCTCCAGCGACCCACTCGCCGCTCAGGTGATGGGTAAAGGCGATGAGGGCGAGCATCCCGACGAGGGTGCCGTCGGCGTCGAGGACCAGCACGTCGCCATGCGGCGCGTCGACGAGCTGCGTCGCCAGCGCGCGCACCTGGTCGGGATTGTCGGCCAGTCGGCCGCGATAGACGCTCTGCGCCAGGAACCGCGCGCCCATCGCGACGATCGCTTCGACATCGGCGGCGGTCGCCGGCCGGCGGATCACGTCAGCGCCTCCACGACGGCGTCGAGCGCGTAGGCCAGCGGGATCGGCCCCGTGCTGCTGTAGGTCGTCGCGATCGTGATCGGCAGCGCCGGGGTCGGATAGATCACCACGCTGCCGAAGGCGTGCGTCGCCGTGGTGTTCCCGGTCACGGCCGGAAACGTCTCGGTCTGCGCGACCGCGTTGGCCGTCCACCGCACGACCACCGCCACGCTGCTGCTGGTGGTCGCCGCCGTCGTCACCTGCAGCGCCCAGCTCACGCGATACGCGCCCGGCTGGGTCGGCGTCAGGAGCGTCACCGGCGCCACGGCGCCCGTCAGCGCGACCCGGTGCGTCGACGACACGACGGTCGGCGCCTCGAAGATCCGCGCCACCACCGTCGATAACCAGCGATACCAGCGTTCGCCCATCTTCTGGTTGGCGTCGACCAGTGGGTCGTATTGCGGAATCGGATCGATCGGGGTACTCACGCGGCATTGGCCCCCGCCGTCGCCTCGTTATTGACGAGGGCATCAATGATCCGCCACGGGATCGGATCCGTCATGACAATCTCGGCCACCAACAGGCGCGGCGAGCCGAGCCGCGTGAAGACGGCGCGCCGCAGATACTGCCCGATCTTCCCGACCCCGCACGATCGCCAGACGCCCCAGGTGTGCCCGCCGTCGGCCGAGAACCGCGCGAGCAGCTGTGGGTCGCTCCCCTGGCCGGTCGCCAGGCCGAGGCCCGCCTCGAGCACGAGTTCGAAGCGCCGCAGCGACAACCGCTGCAGGTCCTGAATCAGCACCGGCCCGCGCCGCAGCCGCCGGACATAGTCGCCGTTGGATTCCGTGCTGTAGGTGATGTCGAGCAGCGAGAGGGTCCCGGTCTGCGCTTCACCGACAATGTGATGGCCGAAGGCGTAGAGGTGAAAGCGCGGGCGCCACACGTCATAGTCGCCGCGCGCCGCGTTCCACGAGCCGAGCTCGGTCCAGCGCTGCGTCGTCAAGTCGTATTGCCAGGTCGCGTTGGCCGCGGGGAAGCGCAGCACGTAGAGCGTATGGCCGGCCATGCGGTAGACCAGCGCCTCGGCGTCATCGATCCGTGCGGTGCGCTGATAGCCGGCAATCGCGGTCGCCACCTCCAGCGTCGAGATCGGCTGCGGCCCGTAGCCGCTGCTCTGTACGATCAACCCGGCGCCGTCCTGACTCTGCGTCAGCCAGAAGCCCTGCCCCGCCGTGAACTGGAACGAGAACGACGCGACGATGCCGTATTGAATGTTGAGGCCGGTGCGCGCGGCCAGCGGAAACGGCGAGGTGCCCGCGTCGAACCAGATATCGCCGCTGTTGCGGCCGAGCAGCCAGATGTCAGGCGGGTTGACCTCCATCGCGATCCAGCGATCGGGCTGCGCGCTGCGCAGCGCAAACTGCGTCGGGTCCCACGTCAGGCCGTCGTTGAGATTGCTGAGCCGCAGTTTCCCGGTCGCCGCGTTGAGCGCCAGGAAATATTCGTCCAGCATGCCGATCTGCGTCGCTTCGCCCGTGAGGACCAGAGTAAGCACGTTGGTGGCGAGGGCGAAGCAATACGCGTTCGTCCCGCTGGCGAGCAGCAACTGGCCGCCGGTGATGCCGTTGTAGCTGATCTGCGCCGGCGTGGGGCCTTGCGCGACCGTCCCGCGCCGCACGATCGTGGCGTTGGCGAAGATCTCATACAGGCCGCTGCCGATCACCACGAACGCGCGCGTATCGGCATAGATGCCCGCACTCGCATTGATGTCGGTCAACACGCCGCCGCTGGTCGCCGCGGTGATCCATGGCTGCTGCCCCGGTGTCGGATAGAGCGCGGTCTTATGCTGCGGCCCCTCGGTGCCGATCGTCTCCAGGTAGAAATTGACTGTGCGCTCGCTGGTCGCGATCACGCTCTGGCTGGGCGCCGAGCCGCCGAGAAAGCCGGGATAGGACGGCATCTACTGATCCGTCCGGATGTCATACCCGCGCAGCACGACGCTCGGGACCGCGGCGCCCATGCCGAGATCCGTCATGCGCAGGTTCGCGGCCTTGACGCGCCCCAGCGACTCGGCCGCGATCCGCAGGATCGCCGGCGGGACCGTCTTCTCGAACGCGGCGGCGAGCTCCACGGTGAGATTCGATCGCAGGCAGCGCCGGTAGCCGGCCGGTAGCGCGACGACATCCGTCAGCAGGACCTCGGTCAGCGTGCCCGGCGCATAGATCACCCCGCGCAGCGTCGGGCTCGTCGGGATCGGGAACACCCAGAGCATCCCGGTCGGCGTGACGGTCGGGTCATACCAGAAGGCCGTCGGTTGCGCCTGCGTTAGCGTCTTCTGCGCGAGCGCGACATAGGCGGCCGTGGTGAGCACGCCCCCAAAGAGAATCTCGACCGGTGTCAGCAGCGTCGTGTCGTAGTAGCCGATGTCGGCGATGTCCTGCGGGCTGACCGGCGTGGGCACGTTGACCACGGCGCCGACGCCCACGGCATAACTCGGCGTGCCCGGCACCAGCGGCCAGGTCGCGCGCACGACCGACGGCATCGTCAAGCCCTCGAGCGCGAGCGCGTCGATCCAGTCGTTCAGGCGGTCGAGGCCGAGCTGCGCGTCGTCGGCGCTCATGACGTCGCCCGCGCCGATGATCTGCAGGTCCTGCAGCGACGCCTGAATGAGATCGCGATAGGTCACTTCCCTTTGCCCTTGCCGACGGTCTTCCCGCCGCCGGCGGTCTTGCCGCCTTTGCCGGTGTTCATGGCGTGGCCCACAGCGCGACCAGCAGCGTGGCCGCGGTGCCCGCGGCGTTGACGCGTTTGATCCGAATCGGCAGGATCTCGCCGGCGACGGTCGTGAAGCTCACGACGGTGTCGTCCTGAAAGACCGCCGCGACCGTGCCCCCGGCGCCGCTGTAGACGGCATCGACGAGCAGGCCGGGCGGGCCGCCGGCAATGTTCACGGTATCGGAGGGCGTGATCGGCGCCGCTTTGTTGTAGTAGTCGTTGGACACGCCTAGTCCCCCTCGCCCGCCGCGTGCCGGCTGTGCCCGTGGCCAGGCCGCCCGCGTGACGCGGGCGCCTCGGTGAACACGAAGTCGAGCGCGTTGCTCACGACGCCGTCGGCCGTCCGCGCGGTCACCGGCACCGTATCCGGCCCGAGCCAGAGGCTCATATCGACACCCGTCGTCACCTCGGTCGCCGAGACCCACGTCGTCGGCTCGTCGTGATCGGCGAACACGATCACCGCGTCGTCGAGGAACCCGGTGCCGCGGACGTGCAGCGTGAACGAGGGATCGCCGATCGCGACGGTGGCGGGCTCGAGCGCCGTCAGCACCGGCGGCGGCGGCGGCGGGACCCAGTTCCAGTCGTCGCCGAGCGCGAGCGCTTCGGCCTCCGAATAGACGACGAGCTCGGTCCCGCCCGCCTGATGCGCCCAGCGCGGATAGACCGGCTCAACGCCGGCGCGCGTCGCCAGCCGCGCGACGCGCGGCGCGTCGGGATCCATCTCGGGGGCCTTCGGGTGCGCTTTGTGCGTCGTCACGTTAGGCCTCCTCGGTCGCGGTGACCGCTTTCGCGCCTTTTTTGGTGCCCTTGATGTCGGTGACATGTTGGTGGGTACTCTCGCCCGCCGCCTGGAATTCGGCCCGCGCCGTCGCGGTCATCCCGCGCGCCTGATACGCCGCTTCGGCGGCCGCGTTGCCGATCGCCTGCTGCTTCCGTTCATACAGCGCCAGCGCCTCGGCCGGCGTCTCCGCGCAGCCCTGGCCGCCCGCGATCCGCTCCTCGCTCTCGTCGCCGACGATCCGCGTACAGGACCGGTTGAACGAATCGACGCGCAGACACGCGCGCTGATAGGCGTCGGCGGTGTCGAAGGCGTAGGGCTCGGGCAGCGGCAGCAGACAGGCCGCCCGCAGCGTGGTCGGATCGATCTGCGCCACGTACAGCATCTTGGGATACGGGCGGTAGACGTACGGGTTGCCCGGGTTCGTGCCGCGCGGCACGAGCTCGGTGCGGAACTGTTCCCACTTGCGCAGCTCCTTGCCGAGCGCGGAATGCGGATTGATGACGAGGCCGCCGGGGGCGTCGTCGTCGAGCGGATGCGGCGCGAGATCCTCGAAATTCATAGAAGCCTCAGTTGTGCGGAGATGACCGCACGACCGACGCGCGCCTCCCAGACGCGCGCCGATCGGGCCGTGTTACGCGACCACCGGCACGACGCCCGTGCCGATCTGGACCCAGCTGCCGTTCATCGCCATGTTGAGACTGCCGCCCTGCTGCGCCGCGCTGAAGGTCGACACGTCGCTCGCGCCGGCGCCGCCACCGAAGCCGGCCCCGTAGGTGACCGTGTGTGCGGCTTTCCCGTTGGCGATCAGGATCAGGATCTGGCCGTCCTGGTCCTTGGTCGGATTCGTCAGCGTCATCACGAGCACGCTCGTGCCGTTGAGCACGTGAATGCCCGGGATGGGCGGGATCGCGCCCGAGGCCGAGTACGAGTACATCGGCCACGCCTGCTGCAGCGGGAAGGTCACCATCGTCTGCGGTTGCGGGTTCGCGAAGTCC